CTACTATGAATCTAGGTGGTGATGACTGGCCAATATATCTAGAACCAGATCCTAAAAAAGGTGGTGTAAAACCAGGTAAAGGATATGTATCAGATAACACAAAAGGTATTAAAGTTGATTTAAAACCAGGAGATATGCTCGTTTATTCTGGCTGTGAGCTGGAACATTGGAGAGAAAAATTTAAAGGCAAAGAATGTATTCAAGTATTTCTTCACTATAATAATAGAAAAACTCCGGGAGCTAAAGATAATATGTTTGATAAGCGCCCTCATTTAGGACTTCCATCTTGGTTTAAACGATGATATAATTCTTAGATGGAGGCAGGGCACCACCACATACCCCCTGCTTCCTTCTAAGGATTATATTATATGTTATTAGGATTTGGAGCATTTGGCGAACTACCGATATCAACATCGGGTGCAGACAATAGTGTAACTATTGCTGTTACTAAAAGCTCATTGGTTCTTAATATAGGTAATCCAGGAATTACAGCTGATTCAATTGTAGAGATTCCTACACCAAGTCAGGTAACTTTAGGAATTGGAACTGTTGTAATTACAGCAGATGGTAATGTTAGCCCTACTAAATCTTCCCTTGTTTTAGGTACTGGAAACGTTACTGTTAGCGCCGGTGCTACTGTATCACCTACAAAGAGTGGGTTTACAATTAGCTCAGGAACTGTTACAATATCAGGTGGAGCAGTTGTTGATCCTACAAAATCAACATTTACATTGGCTTCAGGAACTGCACAAGCAATTGTATGGAGTGAAATTATTCCAGGTGTAAGTGCAACTTGGATACCAATAGACCCAGGAATATAAAATTATGGCATCAACTTATAGTACAAATACCAAATTAGAATTAGTAACAACAGGTGAGAAAGCCGGACAATGGGGTGGAATCACTAATACAAACCTACAGATTTTAGAACAGGCAGCTACAGGATATCTAGCAATCGATATGGCTGGTGCAAGTGTTACACTAGACTTAACTGATGGTGCTACTTCAAATGGTAAGAATATATATTTAAAATTAACAGGCACTTTAAGTGCTAATAGAACATTAACAATGCCATCGGGTGCAGAAAGAATATGGATTGTTGAAGACGCTACAAACAGAAATGGAACTAATAAATATACTTTAGGTATATTAACTGCTTCTGGTACTACTACATATATCCCTAATAAATCAGTATCTTTATGTAGATCTGATGGAACTAATACAAACGTTACGCTTTTACAAGACGGATTATATGCTATTGATAATACATATTCTCCTTACACAGCTGTCCCTGGAGACCAGATTTTTGTTGATACTTCAACAAGTGCGGTTACAGTGGCACTGCCAGCTTCACCTTCTATAGGTGATCAAGTTACAATTATTGATTCAAGAGGGAATTTTAATTCTAACAATGTTACTATAGATAGGAACGCATCTAAGATTATGGGTGATGCAGCTAACGACACATTAGATGTTAATGGTCAATCAGCAACACTTATGTATTTAGACGCAACTAGAGGCTGGGCTTATAAATCGAATACTGAAGTATTCCCAACCTAGGAGCTGAAAAGATGGCTCTTACATCTATTAAATTTTTACCTGGAATAGATAAGCAAGACACAAGTGTCGGTGCTAATGGTCGATGGGTAGATTCAGACAACACAAGATTTAGATATGGTCTTCCTGAAAAAGTAGGAGGATGGCAATCTTTATTAACAAGCACTCTTCATGGAGTAGCTAGAAAAATTCACGCATTCGTTGATACCGATGGTAATAGATACGTAGCCATAGGTACAGACAAATTTTTACTTATATATTTTGAAGGAAATATATATGACATAACTCCTTTTAGATCCAATAATGCAGGGACACCTACTACATTTAGTGCAACCCTATCTACAAGTACTACTACAGGAACTGCAATTACGGTTACTACTTCTGCGGCCCATAGTATTGAAGTAGGAGATATGGTTGTATTTGATAGTGTAACAATGCCTACAGGTTCGTCTTTATCAGCTACTCTTTTTGAAGATAAAGTTTGTCAAGTTATTACTGTTCCTAGTGATACTACTTTTACAATTACCTCACCAACTGCAGAAGCAAATGGAGGAGGTGCTACTTTAACTTCTGGAAGTTCCGTAACTCTTAAACCTTATGTAAGAATAGGTCCAGCCGCACAATCATATGGTTATGGTTTTGGTATTGGAAATTATGGTGGAACAATTACAGGATCAACAAGTACAGAATTAGATGGATCGTTAAACGCTGACACTGCTGGTACCGGTGGAGCAGGAACTGCAGTTACGGTAGATGCTACAGCAGGATTTGCAGCCGCAGGAACTATAGCTGTTGGCACTGTACCCAATGCAGAGTTAATTACATACACATCAAAAAATACTACACAATTTTTAGGCATCACTAGAGGTGCTAAAGGAACAGCAACAGCTGGGACATCAAATGGTCAAGCTCATTCTACTAACACAACAGTTCAAGATGCTACGAACTGGACTGGTTGGGGGGATGCAGTGACTGCATCAACCGTTACACTAGAACCAGGACTTTGGTCTTTAAGTAACTGGGGACAAGTATTAGTTGCTACAGTTGCTGATGGAAAAACTTATACATGGGATCCTTCTAATGCCGCAAAATTTGAAACACCTGCTGCAATGCTAACAACTAATTATGTAACTGCTATTAGTGGAACTGTTGGAAACCCAACAGCTTCAAGACTAACTTTAATATCTCCAACAACACGTCACTTAATTCATCTTGGAACGGAAACAACAATTGGTGATCCTACCACTCAAGACAATATGTTTATTAGGTTCTCGGACCAAGGATCAATTAATACTTATGCTCCTTCAGCAGACAATAGTGCTGGAACTTATCGTCTACAAGATGGTACAAAAATTATAGGAGCAATCGTTGCAAAAGAAAACATTCTAGTGTGGACGGATAAT